CAAAAATGGAATAAATAATGAGTGACGATAATTGGCGTAGAGAAGTTGATAGTAAACTTATATCACATGATAAAGACATACATTCAATTGCCACATCGGTCAAGAGCATTGACGAGTCGGTAAAAACAATGACTGACTTGCATATTAAGCAGGTAATCCGTGATGAACAGTTTCACTCTCTAGTTAAAGAAGCTAAAGATATTGCTGTTCGCTCACACGGAAGGATTGACGAACATGATAGGGTGATTAAACGTGTCGTATGGTTAATCGTCACGCCAGTTATTATGGCTCTACTAGGTCTTGTTATTGTCAAGTCTATTAACGAGCCTGCTTCACAAGCAGATATAAAGGCACTCACCGAAGCTGTAAACAGTCTTAAGTAAAACTATTATTGGAGAACATTATGATTATTGACCCTAATTCAGATTGGCTAGAAGTGGCTACAGAATCTTGCGGATTACAAAACCAGTCTAACGAAAACATTAGAGTCATTGTTGCTACTGATGCACCATTGATTGAGAACACTGGATATATTATCGGCAAAAACCAGATTGAGCAATTTGAAGTAACTGTCGGTGAGAAACTGTTCGTTATGAACCCAAATAGCACAAGAGTAAACGTTTACATCGAGGTTTAATTATGCCGTCTATCCTCAAATATAAGATATTAAGCAGTGATATAGTTAGGTCATCACTAGGTAGAAAACTACGTATTGGTGCGTTTAAGGCACTCTTCTACGCTCTATTCGGAAGCAAAACCACCACGCTTGCAGATGGTACACGTCAGTTAGTGAATGAGGGCGTTACTGGTAAGGATAGGATTAAACACCTTATCAACGATGATTTTTCAGGTGGTGTAAATGACTGGGTAACTGAAGGTCATGTTTTGGTAGACAACTCTGAAGAAGCTTTAACACTTACTTCTGGAGAAGGTACGTCTAAGTATTGGCAGAACTATGTAAGTCAAAACAACATTAAGTTGGAAGGTAAAGCTGGAGTTGAGTACGTAGTAGAAATCGAACACTTGTCAGGTCGAAGATTTGTGGTTGTACTAGATGGAGCAGTCAGCTGGACTGCACGGTATACACCAGCTGTAGGCTCACTTAAGTTCTCATTTATTACAGAGAACACACAAAATTTGAGGATGCGAGTATACTTAGACACTAATTTACCGAACATAGTTGGTACAATCGACAATATCAAACTCTACAAAAAATCAGACCTAGCTAAACACGGCACACTACACAGTGGGCATGGTGCTTACTTTAATGGGGTGGATAATTATATTGTAGTCCCACAGAGTGGTAGCTCTATCACTGAATTCACCATGTTAGCATCCGTATCAGGATTCTCAGCCGGATTAGGTATTCGTCATATTGCTCATTTTGGTTCGAGGAAGAATCAACTAGCATCTGGATTAGCAGTACAAAACAGTGGTTACGTAATTAACCACACGTGGGGCAATGTAAACGAAAGCTCTACTGTATATATAGGTGATGGTGGTGATTATTCATTGGGGCTTGTAGTATCAGGCTCAGACCAATACTTATACGCTAACGGCGCTCTTGGTGAGTCAAAGCAGATAGATATAGATGTAGCCCTAACTAATGCAGTTATTGGTAGTAGATTAGCCGCTTTGTTAGGTGAGTACGCTTTAGGCAATATCAAAGATGTCTATCTAATCCCCCAAGCTCTAACAGCAGAAGAAATCCAATCCCACTACAACAACCCAGAGCAAACACTCTATTGGGAAAACGGCACACTTAAATCTGCATTCCTACCACAAGCTACTATTGACGCTATGCAAGCAGGAGAAGGTTTCTGGTATCCATTGTCAGGTAATGAGTCAACGGGTGGGTATGAGCGTAACCATGCTTTGGCGATGCCTGAGAATATGTTAGACGGCAAAGCATGGACTGTTGACGGTGTTCAATGGACAGAGCAGGATGGTGTTATTACTGGACATACTAAAGGCTCACTTAGTTACGCAGATATTGCATTGCCGATAGATTTTATAGAGGGTGAAGCGTATGTGATTGATATTGAGATTGAAACAATAGACGCTCAGTTCACGCTTTATTTACGAGGTGCATATACTGGTTCTTATTCTTCAAATGGACTTATAAGGGTTGTTGCCGTAGCAGGGGCTTCTGTGTATACAGGGATTAGGCTTGCCTCATCAACTTTCGAAGGGAGGGTTAAAATACATAATGTCTACCCTCTAGCTAACTCAGGCCTAACCCCAATGCAAAACTGGAACACCACCAACGTAACTAATGCTTTAGGTGTATCAACATCAACTGTTACAGAATCGTACACAGTAGATGAGTTTGGTATGCAGAAAGATTGGCCTGATGCTAAACCTGTCATTACTGGTGAGTTGTATGGTGATGGGCGTAGTTATGTTGATATGAATGATATGGTTATTAGCGGTGATTTTGAGATTGACATCTACATAGGTTCTCAAACCGAAGGCAAAATTTCGAGGGTTTTGAAGTTTGCCCATTATGATTCTTCTGGGACTAGTTTAGCACAGTCATTTATTCAAACACTAGAGGGTGTCGATGCTTATAACGTAGTTCCGTTCGGTGCGGCTGATTCTGTATACTCTTACCCATCGAGCGGGGATGTGGTGACAGTAATATTTGCTTCTGGGACAAGAAGCATCTACCACAATAACTTGCTACAAAAAACAACCAATACTGCTACAGACTTAGCAAATAGTGTGCTTCAAGATTTGACACTAAGGAAAGCAGGTACAGGAACTCTCCAAATAACCCAAGGCACACGTACAGACGAGCAAAGAGCTAAAGATATACAAAAATTAGCAACTAAACATGGAGTAATAATCTAATGCAAATCACAGAACAAGTAACACTATCCGATGGTCGTCCATCTATTATCACAGACGATGGGCAAGCGTGGATTAAACAGGGCGATGAAAAGCCTATTGAAGTCGTAACCGTTTGGTCTATTGTACCTGTTGCTATGCTCGATGCACCAATGCGTACAAAAGGCTTTGAGAAAGTGGCAGAAGATGGAACAGTTGAGTATCTTTCTATTCGTCAGTATTGTGATGTGACAACAGCATCGTATCAGGTATCTAATGATGGTCGTTACTTTATCTTTGGTTACATGATGTCTGACTTAGATAACGACTTGAAGAAAGCAAAAGAAACTGCATCAGGTGCGGGTTTCGTATTGGGAGGTAAGGACTTTACCCAGACTGGAGACAATCTAGCATGGCTTGGGTTAAACCATGAAGAGATTCGTGAGTTTATGCAGGTTAACCCTATGTTCAAGGCAGACGAAGTAGCTTGATGTTACTAAGGTTATCGGTTAGAATAGGGTAAATTTTTAAAGGTTTATAATAGATGAAACAAACAGATTTGCTAAAGGCATTTAAAGCTGACTTGAAAGCTAGTGAGGTTTTGAAGAATGAGCAAGATGTCCGTATAAAAGAATGGAAAAATGCTTATGACGGAAAACCTTACGGTAATGAAGTCGATGGTAGATCTAAAATTGTATCTAGGGATATCAAGAAGCAGAGTGAGTGGCAACATGCTAGTATTATAGATCCGTTTGTTAGTACTAATGAGATTATTAGATGTAGCCCTATCACTTTTGAAGATGCTAGTTCCGCTAGGCAGAATGAGTTGTTGTTGAATACACAATTCTGTAGGAAGTTTGATAGGTATAACTTTATGACTAAGGCTGTTAAAGTCCTAGATCAAGAGGGTACTGCTGTTATACAGTGTGGATGGGACTACGAAGATGAGGAAGTAGTTACAGAAGCAGAAGTAATTGTTACTGATGAATTTGGTAATGAGTATATCGATGTACAAGAGATTACCGAAACCGTTGTACTGAAGAACCAACCTACTGCTAAAGTTTGCAGGAATGAAGATATTTATATTGATCCTACTTGCCAGGATGATATGGATAAGTGCCAATTCGTTATTCATAGGTATGAGACTGACTTAAGTACGTTGAGACAAGATGGTAGGTACAAGAACCTAGGTAAGGTGGCTAAGCTCGACCTAGGTGTGGACGGTGACTATGATCCAGAGTATGATACCTCATTTAAGTTTGCTGACAAGGCTCGTAAGAAATTTGTAGTTTACGAGTATTGGGGTAATTATGATATGAATGAAGATGGTATTGCAGAGCCTATTGTTTGTGCTTGGATTGGTGATACTATTATTCGTTTAGAGACAAATCCTTATCCGGATGGTAAACCTCCTTTTATTGTAGTACCTTTTAATAGTGTTCCTTTCCAGTTGCAGGGCGAGTCTAATGCTGAACTAGTTGGTGATAACCAGAAGGTTAAAACTGCTATTGTTCGTGGTATTATTGATAACATGGCTCAGAGTAATAACGGTCAAGTAGGGATGCGTAAAGGTGCCCTAGATATGGCTAACAGGCGTAAGTTCCTGAAAGGTAACAACTTTGAGTTTAATGGTAGTCCTAATGACTTCTGGCAAGGTAGTTATAATCAGATTCCTGGTAGTGCTTTTGATATGATTGGTCTTATGAATAATGAGATTGAGAGTATCACAGGTGTTAAGAGCTTTAGTGGCGGTATTAGTGGTAATTCTCTAGGTGCTACTGCTACTGGGGCTAGAGGTGCTTTAGACGCTACTGCTACTCGTAGAATGAACGTTGTTAGGAACGTGTCAGAAAACCTAGTTAAGCCGTTACTTAGAAAGTGGATGGCTTACAACGCAGAGTTTCTTGAAGATGAAGAAGTAGTTAGAGTCACTAATGAAGAGTTTGTTCCTGTTAGAAGAGACGATTTAGAAGGACGTGTTGACCTAGCTCTGAATATCAGTACTGCTGAAGACAATGCCGCTAAGAGCCAGGAGATCAGTTTCTTATTACAGACTTTAGGGCCGAATGAAGATCCTACTATTAGACGTGAGCTGATGGCAGACATACTAGAGTTGATGAGGATGCCTGATCAAGCTAAGAGGTTGAGGGAGTTCCAGCCTGAGCCAGATCCAGTACAAGAACAACTGAAGCAACTTGAGTTACAAAAACTACAGCTAGAAAACGCTAAACTTGAGTCAGAGATTGCAGATAACTACGCAAGAGCTGGTGAGAATGAGATTGATGCGGAGTTGAAGCGTAACAAAGCTGCTGTAGAAGCTGCCAAAGCTAGGAAGCTAGGTAGTGAAGCTGATATGACAGATCTACGCTTCTTGAAGGAAGATGAAGGTATCGCTCATAGAGAGAAGCTAGAAGTAGAAGATTTTAAGAGAAAGGTAAATATGGACCAGTTAGCGTTTCAAGCTATGGCTGGGGACGACAATTTAGGAGTGGTGGAATAATGAGTTTTTTAGAAGACGCTAAAGCTAAGGCTATTGCTAAAGCTAAAACAGAGGCTACAGGATTAGGTCCTGGAGAGCAGATTGTGAATACTGGACCAGGTGAGTTTTACATGCCGCAGAGACCTATAGAAACACCTAGGTCTAAAGGATGGGGTAACCCTCAAGGTTTAGCGGAAAATGTAGGTAGAGTGGATTCTATCGCAGCTATGATTGAGGCAGGTGAGATTACTCCTGAAGAAGGGATGTTGATGAGACTTGAGAGGCAGCAATATAATGAAGCATACCCAGGAGTAAGGTAAGATGGAAGGATTAGCGGCACAAGCAGGAATGCAACAACAGATGGAACTAGAGCAGGTGGTCAATATGCTGATGCAAGGTGTACCACCAGAAGAGCTAGTTCAACAGGGAGTTCCGGTTGGGTTGGTTGAGCAGGCTATTCAGATGATCATGGCCCAAGAACAGCAAGCGCAAGTACAGTCCGCTCCTCCTAGTACACAGGCAGGACTAGTTATGACGGCAGGTATGTAATGAGTAGAGTTTCGGTGGTATCTAGTGATAATGTGGATATGTTCCTAACCCCGGATGCTGAGACTAGACCGTTAGAAGGTGGTGTACGTTTCAAAACTCCTGCAGGTTACTTGGAAGGTTCGGTGAAAAACGGGATCCCTGTGAGTAAGGTAGGAGTGGAAGGTAGGTACGGTAACCTAGATTTCACAGATAACGCTTATGGCGTTGAAGGACTGGCTAAGTTGGCAGCTCGCGCTAACATTAATCTTACAGATAACCTAACAATAAGTCCGTATGCGGATGCGGTACAGTATGAGAAGTACGTTCCTACTGTTACGAAGGGATTGGTGGCTGAGTATGCTAACAAGGCTCACAGTCTTCGAGGGGATCTACGAGATAGTGGGAATGGTCCAGAAGGGAACCTACAATATAGGTACAGGTTCTGATATGGGAGCACAAGGATTGGCTCAGATGTATGGTGGTGGAGAAGGTCAGAATACTACCCATTACTATGCAGGAGTCGAGAAAGGGGAGAAGAAGATGAAGAAAAAGAAGTGTAAGAAAGGATCTAAATCTAAGGGTAAGTAGGCTCTAGGGCTTTACATTTGGGATTAGATGTAATACAATACGAATAACTAGTAATAGTGCTAGTTTTAAATACAATTTGATAATAACTAAATCAATAATTGAAAGGACCTCATTTTTATGAATACTCCATCAACTGATGAACAACTAATTTTAGTAGAACGCCAAAAGAACGTGGCAATGTTTGAAGCACTAGATCGTTTAAAACAAAATCCAGACTTCCAGAAAGTTATCTTAGAAGAATACTTTAAGAATAAAGCGGTGGACGGTGTAAGTTTACTTGCTACTGAATATGTTATTCAGAATAACTTACGTAGTCAAGTAATGGAAAGTCTAATTGCAATCAGTCATTTAGAAGATTACTTTAATGTAATTGATTCTTTAGGACGGGTTCCAGATGAAGACGATGAAGACGAATAATAGGAGCCGATAGATGACAGAAGATGAACTGTATGATCTATCGGACGAGGAACTTGAGGCTGCTTTTAAAGAAGCGAAGGCAGCTCAAGCTTCTCCTGATATTGATCTAGATGAAGACCAGGCTACTGCTGAGGTTGAAGAAGATTTAGGTGAGGTTGATGACTCAGAAGATGAGATTGACCTAGATGAAGAATTGAACGATGATCCAGAACAATCTGATGCAGACTCTGAAGATCATGATGCTAGTGAAGAAGAGGAAGTAGAAGCGGATTCGGATGAGGACGCAGAAGAAACTGACGAAGATACTCCTGACGGGGAGACTGAGGAAGATGAAACTGAACCTACGGATGAAGATGTAGAAGCCGAACCTGAGGCACAACAAGAAGTACGTAAGCATAAGTTTAAAGCTAACGGACAAGAGTTCGAGTTTGACGACAAAGAGATTATGGAACAGTTTCCTAAAATCTTTGGGCAGGCAATGGATTACACTAAGAAGATGCAAGCTATTAAGCCGTATCGTAAAACCATTGATGCTATCGAGCAAGCAGGACTAGGTCACGAAGACATTAACTTAATGATTGACGTGCTGAAGGGTGACAAAGAAGCTGTTACTGAAGTACTAAAGAGAACAGGCGTAGATGCTCTCGATTTAGACACAGAGAATAGTGGATATGTTGCGAAGGATTATGGTCGAGATGAACAGGCCCTTGCTCTTAAAGACGTCATTGACGACATTAGTAAGGATAGAGAGTACTCGATTACAGAAAATATTGTAGGGAAACAATGGGATGATGCGTCTTGGAAAGAGATGTCACAACAGCCTGAGACTATTCGAGGTTTACACGTCGATGTTCAGAGTGGTATGTATGATATCGTTTCTCCGATTGCCAATAAACTTAAAGTTTATGATGGTGGACGTAAATCAGACTTAGAGTACTACAAAGATGCCGCTAGACAATACTTTAGCGAGTTACAAAGGACAGAAGCGTTACAAGCTCGACAAGAAGAAGAGGCAAGTAGGTTACAGGCAGAGGCAGATAAAGCTGCTAAAGAACAAGCCAGACTAGACCAGATTCGACAAAATGAAGCTAAACGTACTGCTACTACTAAAGCATCCAAAAAGCGTAAAGCCGCTGCTACTACTAAGAGTAAGGCAGGGATGAAACAAGGAGTAGACTACCTAGATGACTCGGATGAAGCGTTTGAAGAGTGGTATAAGAAAACGATGGATTAACGTAAAAGTCTTATAGGAGAAATAAATCATGGCTACTAACGTTTACGGTGATGGTTCCAACTCAACAGCTGGTGCTAATACTATTGTACATTATTACGACAAAGCAGGTATTAAAGCTGCTAACCGTGTTAATATTTACGGTCAGTTCGCTGACAAAAAACAAATGCCTAAGAAAATGGGTAAGACATTCAAGATCTCTAAGTTCTTGCATATGTATGACCGTGCCTTAGGAGATGCAGATTTCGGTGCTAAAGGTTACATGACTAACCGTACAGCTTCTGAAGTATCAACTGCTTTAACTAACGCTAACCTAGCTGAAGGTGCTGGTGCAGTAAACAAACGTTCACTTGAGAAAGTGACTGTTGAAACATCATTAGCTCGCTATGGTGAAATGATCGATTACACTGATGAAGTTGAACTTTTCTCAGAAGATTCGATTCAAGTACGCTACCGTGAAGAACTAGGTGAACTAGCTAACTCACGTATGGAAGATTTAGTACAGCTAGATATGCTTGGTACTGGTACTGTTATTTATGCTGGTTCAGCTACATCTAACGCTACTTTAGGTGCTACTCAAGCTGACGGTTCTGATGATGCAGATAACCGTGTATCTTACGAATTAATTCGTAAAGGTGTTAAGAAGCTTGTACGTAACCGTGCTAAGAAGAACTCTCAGATGGTTACTGGTTCAACTAAGATTGATACTAAAACAGTAGCTCCTGGTTTCTTTGCTATTATCGGTGCTGATGTTAAGTCTGATTTAGAGACTGCTACTCGTGGTGCTACATATGAGAAAGAATACCTATGGATTCCTGCTCATAAATATGCGTCTGCTGGTAACCTAGCCGAAGGTGAAGTTGGTGCTTTACATGAAGTACGTTTCATTGAAGCTGAGTCCGCTGTAGTTTATGATGATGGTGCTGTACCTCCTCAAAACTATGTTGGTGACCTAGCTATCATCGGTGACACAGATCTAACTTCTGCTACACCTGCTGATCGTGGTAACTTTGCTGTATACCCAATCCTTTTCCCGACTGAAGGTGCATTTGCTACTGTTGGTCTTAAAGGTCAAGGTAAAATCAAGTTTAACTCGAAATCACCAAGTTCTGTTGAGAATGCTAACCCTTACGGGACTAACGGCTTCTTCTCATACAACTTCTTCTATGCTGGTCTAATCCTGCAAGAAGAGCGTCTATTGAAGATGATGGTATGTGCATCTAAGTAATCTAGCTTAGTGTATAAAGGCCCTCTTAGGAGGGCTTTATTTTTTATAAGGTATTGTATATAATAGTAAGTGTTTTACTAATTTAACGAACTAAACAACCGAAAGGATTTAGAAATGTCAAAAATTGATGACTTAAAACAAGAAGCTACTGATCTAGGTATCAGCTTTAGCCCGAATATCGGAGAAGCTAAGTTACAGGATAAGATCGATGCTCACTACGAAAAAGAAGAGAGTGGGTCTATCGAGAAGATGGTAGAAAAAGCAGAAGCCTCTAAGAAAGAGGAAACCCCTAAAAAAGAAGTTAAGAAAGGCGGGTTTGATCGTCGAACTTTAGCTAAAGAAAGGGAAGCTGCGGCACGTAAGACTAAAGTAATTACTATTATAGATAACGACCAACGTGTTAATAACCAGACAACTACTGCTACAGTAAACTGTGGTAATATGTATTTTGACCTAGGTACTATGGTACTGCCTCTACAGATGGAAGTAGAAGTACAGCAAGGTCATATTGATGTGTTGAAGAGTGTTATGATTCCTCAGCATATGAAGAAAGCTGGTGCAAACGGATTGAGTGAGGTGGTCATGAGACCTAGGTACACCATTTCGTATTCGGATAAATCACCGGAATAATCATATAGAAGGCTTTTTTCGGAGAGTCTTCAATTATGGTTATTGGGTAAGGAGATTTTGTATGGCTGGATGTTCAGCAGATAGATTTGTGATTACTAGAGGTGTACCAAATACTTTTATTTTCACTATTAAAGCAGATGGTACTACCTTGCCTATGGAAATCGATGCAGGAGACACCTTTCAAGCTACGTTAAGTACTTTAGAAAGTAACTCCTCAGTCTTGTCAAAACCGCTCACAGTAGTAGATGCTCTATCAGGTAAGGTATCTCTTGTCCTTACAGCTAGTGAGGCGAATACACTACAAGCTGAGCGTGGGTCTAAAGTAGATAGGTACTATATTAAACCGGTATATAAGCTTACTATTGAGTGTAGTACGCTTAATAATGGTGATTTCATAGCTAAGATACCGGAGATTTATGTCGATTGATTTAGAACTACACACCGTAGACCTAGATAAAGGGACGAGTACAGAAGTAAGCGCTGTAGACGGTGCTACCGGGATAGACCTAGTTCCTAGTAAGTTTGGGGTAGAAGGTCATAAGAAAGAGTACTCTATTATAGGGGATGGGCTATATGCGCAAGTTAGTGCAGAGTCTGCCCCTCAATGGCTGCTATCTATCATTGATGAAGTGTTGGCGGTTAACCTAGCTAATGGGTTGACTAGCTTAGATGATGCTGTTGCCGCTATCAACACTGCGTTAGGTGAGCTAGATATCGCAAAGAATCAGTACCAAGAACTGATCAATATAGAAGCTACTATCGATAGCATTATCACATCTAGATTAACTACCCTTAACGCCACTGTAGGTACAAACAGTGCCAGTATCGTCACCCTAGATTCTACTAAAGTTACGGCAGATCAGGCTTTAGCTATTGCTGCAGACCACCTTAGCTCGGAGCTACTGGATGGTGATGTAAGTGCAGCACTAACTACTCTTGAAAGTACCTTAACTACTCCTATAACTGCTAATGCAGATTCCATTAGTGTACTTAGTACATCTATTAATGACCCTTCTATCGGGCTTACAGCTACAGCTAGTGCTATGGATCACATGCAATCTTATGTAGGTCTGGTTAAAGGTACTCCTGATGGTACAGGCCTATTAGCAGATGTAGCAATACTACAGAAGCAGAATGATGGTGTCATAGAGACTACTACTGGTACTTATGATGTTATGCTAGGTGTTGAGAACCCTAACAACAGTACAGGTAATGACGAGCTAATAGAGACTGCAGAACCATATGCAAGTTGGAAATCTGCGGATGTAGCTAGTGGCACAGAGGAAGAAAGAGCTAGACATGTTGGTGACGTATATATCCAGTATACAAGTGGTGATACAGGTTACAAGACGTATGATAGAGCTTATAAGTTTGTAAAGACTGTTGTGGATAGTACTAGTCCTTTTGCTACTGATAGTGAGGGTTACACATGGGCTTTGATAACAGATACAGATGCTCAGAATGCTTATGTTGCTGCCTTGAATGCGCTAGACTTAGCTGACGATAAAAGACGAGTGTTTGTAGTACAACCTACTGCTCCTTACGATGTAGGGGATTTATGGTTAGTAGATGCTCTTACTGAGGTACCTAACCTGTTTCCTGCAGTTGAGGTAGGGGATATACTGCGTTGTACTGAAAGTAAAACAGGTACAGGTACTTATGAGAGTAATGACTGGGTAAGAGCAGATAATTATCGAGCCAGCTTAAATGCAGTACAAGATGATTTAGATACTTGGAGAAACGGAGATTATAGTGACTTTGTTCTCGATATACAAGGTCAGGTAGATGGTAAAG